GTCCGGAGTTACCGGAACAAGTCTTTGTTCTCTTCCTCTCAATCTAGAACGTGTCATTTTTCTAGTAGAGAAGAAGGACTTGTTTCGACCCGCGTCATCTGTCCAAAATATTTCCCATACCCAGTTGAGAACTAGGGTATCAGTTATTTTGGACCAAACATCCTTTCGGATGACCTCACCCTTTGTCTGCATTGTAACCCAATAATAAGGATTACAAGAGACCACTTTACGGCTTAGATTGTCCTCCCTTAGATACCAAAAAGTCCAACACTGTTTCTTTGTGTTGTATTTTGGCTTGCGATAGTGAATGAACCAATCAAGGTTATTGCAAATATCGCGATCTGAAGGGCCGGAAATCTTAATGCCTGCTGTGTCAGGGTACGACAGAGGTACGACGTGTGGCTGCCCGATTACTTTCGTAATCAAACGGTCAATAAATGAGAACGTCACAGGTAATTCATGACGTGTCCATTTTCTTGACAAACCATTCCTCAACTTATAGAGGAACATCGTAAATCTTTTAGTGCTAAGTCTGGATCCTAGACCTTCGGGTCTAACAGGTCTAACATCAATCCCGCGGTAGAAATCACCACCGCAAGACTCCCTAAAATGGGTAGTAACAAACGTCTTATCTGCGTTGAAGAGAAATCCAACGTTTTCAAAGACATGAGTCACAACTGTATGCATAGATGACGGATAAATCAAGTCATCTCCGTATACAGACACAGCACCTTTCGGTGCTGGCCCATTATAGAGCAGCTTTTCTATGGCCTTGAGGAGCCCATAGAAAACCAAAGTTTGAAGCGGGAATGTAAAACCATTTCCCATACCTGCGAAAGTACTAGACAGAAATTGGCATTTGCCATATACTATCTGTCTGATACTTCCAAACTCCAGTACCTTCAGCCATTTCCGAGGAAATAACTTGGCTACTAAAGCCCAGGTTATGGAATCAGATGCAGCCTTAAGATCCGCGGTAGTATTTACACGTGTCTTCGAGCTAAGCCGAGCCAAGCGCTGATGCGCTGGTTGAAGCTTCTTGATATTCAAGCCTGCGGCACGAAGCCGATTGGCAAGAATAGCACCTAACCCGTAAGTATAGAAGGTCCCAATTAAAGTATTGGGTAAGATCCCTCTATCCTTATCAAACTTCTTTGGCGCGAAGGACTGCGTCAACCTTTCACAAATCACGAACTGTCTTTTGTTAAAGTCACGTTCGTTTAACACAGAAAGTAGAGTTAAATCTGTTTTACAATACTCTACAAACCATTCGATTTGTGCTAGCGAGCCCGTCAAGGGGCCCTCCACAAGCTTAAGATCTAAATAAGCTTTGGAGTAAGGGCTCCCTACAGATGCTCGCCGACCGAATCTACATTCCTGATAGTGCTCCTCAAGATCATAACAGCCTAATATACCCTTTATGATTTTGCGAGCTTCTTGCAAAACTTTAAAAGTACAAAGACTGGAGACCTTGTGCGTACTAATCCTCTCTTGATCCTTAAGCATTGCATTAAATGTTACATCTTTGCGTTGCTCTGGGGTAAGAAGATCAGTTTCAAAAATGTATCTGTCGAGAAAGTGGTTCAGCTGCAGGCGGCTTTTGACAGCGTAGGCAGTACCGAACGTGGAGATATAACTCTTCCCTGAACTTCGAAAATCACTAAATCTCCCCTCTTGGAGGGCCTTAAACCGGTCCTCGTACAAGTTAATCTCTAACCGATCAGCAAGGTCACAGTGAAGTTTAAGCCAGATTTGGCTCATAGCGTAGTCCGTTGACCACCCTTCTTGAGTTTGCAACATGATGATACCTCTATGTTGTGTTGTTTGGTGCGTTAATTCCTGCTAAAGCAGTGACCCGTAGGCCCAGAAGTTCGCGAGATCCGCATCAAAGGTGGCTTGGCCACCCTGGATTAGGAGTTCGTTTGCTTCTGCGACTGTTGTTTCTGGGTCAATCTCTCGCTCAATGCGAATGAGGTTAAATTTAACTTCACCAGACTCAAGAATTTTGGGTTGAGTAAATGTTACCGATCTCTTTTCCTTCGACCACGATTGTGTGGTGGAATTGTAGGTAGGTACGCGGTTCTTAAAAGTAAACGAACCACGCGTCCTAAAATCGGTGACACTTGAATCAACGACACGAACGCCATTTGCAATTTCTTGGCCATCAACGACATAAGTGACATCTGTACCTCCTGAGACGGCGTTAACGCCGGTCTTCTTGAGAACCATACCATTAATAGGCATAGCTTACCTCCGTGTAGAAATTAAGGGTTTAAGTAGATTCGCTACACGCTGCCATAGCAACGACGCAGAATCCGCTTGTTTGAACACGTTTAAAACGTGCGGATTCACAGTCGGCAACGCCGACCGTGTTGGGGCTGCTACACGTTCGAGATAGTCGTACCCTACCAAGGGTAACTCAGACTGGGTGAATTGGGGAATAACTTTTCCACCAAGACCCGTATACTCGAATCTCACACACCGACACGATTGTTTAATCGATGTCAGTGCTCTCAACACAGTTACCTGGGGCTTAGCTTTCCAAGCCTTTAACCAAATTCCTGTATCAAGAAACCAATCGCTAACAAAAGACAATGGAACCTTCTCCCAAAGGAGTGTAGGAATATCGTCAATTGTCAAGCCCAGTTCTACACGATGCTTATGAACTTCACTAAGCGCCTTAGTCCTATAGAAGATATATGTAGCATATTTATCCTCATAGGACCAGTGTGTAGTTTCCGAGAAATCAAGGTAATGTCTTTTTCCATCGACATAAACCTTTGAATTCTTCGGTGACACCCATGTTTTCATTGGATGACTGAACTTCTCTACTGCTGCCACCCTGAAGATCTTCTTTTCATGCGTTTCAGCACCCTTTGCAATGTAGTCGCGATATCCTGCGATTTCATATGCTAAAGGTCGCCAACCATATCTTGCTTCCATCCAGACATTAGCAGCAGCCTGGGGAAGAGACATGGTCTTGGCATGTTTGGGAAGTCTTCTGTAACGTCTTGCACTTCGACCAATGTCTTTGAACAGTTCGATAGAGGCCTTCACAGGCTTTCTCATCAACTTAAAGGCAGTTTTCAGCCTTAAAAGTTGTACTGTTTCAGAAGACTCGGCCAACGTTACAAGTGTCTCAACATCAGTGCCATCAAGCTTTGCATAAGCCCGAAGTACTGAGCGGTTGAGCGCGTTGGAATTTTGGGCGTATCCTCCCGGGCGGTAAATTTCACCAGTCCCACCAGGATTACCCATCATCGCCGTCACTATTGCGTGTCTATTGGTTCCTTTTGCAAGGAACCCTTCAACTTGGCAATACCCTAAACTGTCACCCCAATCATAGATTGGGCCACGATAATGTGGAACCAGTAAAGGTACTGCTTCACAATAGAGCCTTTGCAACTTAGACAATGAAAAGGTGTCTTTATACGAAACCTTTTCGCCCTGATTAGGGTCTATCCATTGGCGGGTCCCTTGAAATCTTGATCTCCTTATACCATTGACAGTATTAGGAGGCCAATACACTGCAGATCCTTTGAGTCTTTCGGTGGCATGGCCACCGTAGATCATAGGATCCGAAGTAGTGACCTTGAGGCCTGTTGGAATGGTCATCTAAGTTCTCCATGCGTGCAGTAAAGCACGATTTAGAAAACCC